TTTTTCCGGGTGCTGTCTCCTTCCTTTAAGGAGGCCGCGTACCTTGCAAGGGCTACAGTTGAGGTCCTGGTTGATTACTCCGATAGGCTTAATTTGCCTTGGGTGATCCCGGGTCTCCTGGCCTTCATTGGTCACTGTGCGAAGTGGGAGGTATTGGATTTCATTCCAAATGCCAAATACTTCACTGCGTGGCCACTTGCAAGATACTTGCACAACGAACTCCCTCCCAAGCCGGAATCTTTTGTGTCCGGCTCCCCATTCATATTCGGAGGCGCCATTCGGCGTTTCCTCCGTGCCAGGCTTGTCTCCAAGTCTGACAGGAACACCCGCCTTTGGCTGGGGTTCCTCCAGGGGATTAAAAGAGGTTGTGCACCCGCGACGGACTCATATGTCCATAAGACCATGAAGAAGCACAAGAAGGCTCTGACAACAGAGCCCTCCTTCATTCAGGAAGATGTAGACGAGTTTGCCTTCCGCTTTGAGCGCCTTAATCAGGCATTCAGGCGGTTAGCCAAGAGGGCCGGAAGGCCGCTATCCAAACTCGACGTGTATCACGAAGATCGGGGAGAAGCCTCAACTGGGGCCTCCTGGGAATCTTCGCGCGCCAATGGTGGCGGACGGGAAGCAATTCGTAACATTGTCGGGGGCGTGGTGACCCTCCTTCAAGACGAACTTCTCGCTATGCACGAAACATCTCCTGGAAGGATTGTGGAGTATAGGGGGTATCCAATGCCCCGCGAGAACCACTTCTATGACGATCGCCTCTACAGAGAGGGTCGTGATTGGAAGACTCTGATGGGCCCCATTGACTACGGCTACCAACACTTGAAAGTGATGGTGTCCCCGGTCCTTGAGCCCCTGAAGGTGAGGTTAATCTCCAAGGGAGAAGCCTTACCCTACTACCAGAGCCGCAATCTTCAACAGAAGATGTGGTCCGCACTCCAACTTCTTCCCCAATTCGCCCTTACAGGCAGGGAGCTTGACCCCTCTGATTTCAGCACTGTGCTGCTCAGAGAGGCTGCCCTACATCTACCAGGAGGAGATTGGGTTTCCGGTGACTATTCAGCTGCCACCGATGGTCTTAACATTGAGTTCACGAAGGAAGCCTTCTACGCGATGAACAGATTGTTCCAAGGGACAGTTCCAGATTTTCAGAACTTGTCGCGAGTGCTCTTTGAACAAGAGTTGCACTACCCTCCCAAGCTCGAGGAGCTGGGAGACCTTGAACCCGCCATGCAGAAGACCGGACAACTGATGGGCAGCACGTTGAGCTTCCCCATCCTGTGCATAGTAAACCTGTGCGCCTATTGGGGCGCACTGGAAGAATTCACAGGGCGGAGGATTGCTCCGGAGCGCCTACCTGTCCTGGTCAACGGCGATGACATTCTGTTCCGAGCCACCCCTGACTTCTATGAGGTCTGGAAGAGGTGGATCGCGAAGTGTGGCTTCCAGTTGTCAACTGGAAAGAATTATATCCATAAAACCTTCTTGATGGTGAACTCGACAGCGTTCTGGCACGATCAGGTGCGTGGGGTCTTCCGACCTCTCACGTACCTGAACACGGGCCTGCTGACCGGTCAGTCCAAGGTTTGTGGTCGCACGGAGACACGTGTGATGGGCTTCAATGCCATCTACAACGATGTCGTCCCGGCTTCCATGACCCCTTTGAGGACTCACCAACGGTTCATGCATTATTGGGGTGATCAGATTTCTAAGGCAACCAGAGACGGCAAGTTCTCATTGTTCCTCCTCCCGAGATGGGTGGGATTGGACTGAGACCGCCTGAGGGCCTGAAATGGTATCTGACACCTTTCCAATCGCAATTGAGAAGGTTCCTGGTGCATGCAGCGGAGATCCAAATGGAGAAGGGTGAAAACCCCATCCCCAAGATTGGGTTCATAACAGAGACGAATAATGGTCTGGCGACTCGCCGACCGAATGGTACTCTGAAATGGATCCCAAAGGATTGCCCACTGTCACCATGGGAATGGATCAATGAAGACTTGACTATTACCCATTCTCCTCTTGAGATGTCCGTCCCTGTCATTACAGGGACCCGTTTCCGGACCCTATCTGGTGGTGTGATGCGCCGATTCCAAAATTGGCGGGACAACCACGGTGGGCAGAGACGTTTCGAGGAGGATTGGTCTACATGGGATAATGATCATAAATATGACTTGGTTGATTTTGGGATGAAGCTTGTGACAGACAAGTCACATTTCATGAAGATCGGTCAAGATGGGGTGCACTCCATAACAGCCCAAAACGGTGCCGTGTGTAAATACACGTGGCTTAATAGTTCCGTGCTAAGTGCTCCGCGTCCAGCTGGCTTTGAGCCATTCGCCAAATTTGACGATGACCCAATGGCCAAGTACTGGCTCCTTGGATGCTAAATGCCGACAGACTGCACGGGCTGGGGTGCGGAGGGGTGGAGGGTCAATTCCCTCTCAGCCTCCGACCACCTAGTTGTGCATGTACAGTCGCGCGTTGGCATCTGCGGTATCCCATACTTGATGCTTACTATTCCCAAAACCAAAACAGCAAAGCGCGCTGCCCGACCACGGAGGTCGCGGCGCCTTGCCATCCGTTCATCGCAAGATCCCAGAGTGAGGACCAGCTCCGCGCCGGTGGCCATTGGCTACCAGCTTGGAGTCTCCACTCCGGTACAGAGATATGAAGGGCAGACCCTAGTGTGCACTCACCGCGAATTCGTCAGTGACCTTGCACGCCCAATAGGGTACCCTCAGTTCTATCTGGCTCTTGCCGAACCTGTGAATCCGGGGAACGAAAATCTGTTCCCCTGGCTCTCTCCCATTGCGATGCGATATGAAATGTACCGCTTCCGCAAGCTGAAATTCATGTTTCAGCCCCTCGTACCCACTTCAACTCAAGGAGGTGCTTATCTCGCGATCGATTACGACGCTGCAGATGAGAACCCTGCCAACAAGGGCCAGATGATGAACTACAAGAGCTCAGTCCGGTCCTCTATTTGGGAATCCTTGACCTTGGTCTCCGACAAAGGAGATCGAGCAGCTTACCAGAAACGGTACTGCCAGGACGATGTGCTTGCACCAAACCAGGACCCAAAGACATATAATGTCGGGAAGGTCTTCGTTGGTTTCGACACAACGGCCACGGCAGCGGCGCTCTATGGTGAGCTGTGGGTGGAATATGAGGTTGAACTCTTCACACCGCAAATTGCGGTGCCCCCTGTGCCTGCCAGAATTGTTCTGACAACTGGTTCTTCAACCAGCAACATCTTTACCGACGCGGTCTCTCTGAACCCGACTTCCATTGGGAAGTTGGTGTTCGAGGCGGGCGCGTGGTATTTCCATGTTGAGAGGACTGGTACTTACCAGGTCTCTTTGCAGACTACGCTCGGGTCTTCAGTTGGTGGGACCACCCTTTGGGGTAATGCCGCCATCGTGAATGCCACGAATACGGAGAACGGGGCCCCTTCGGTGGGGCCTATTCTGGCTTTGGCTTCAACAGCTGCTGCGCTCAACACCATGATCCTTGCCACGTTTCTGGTCTATGCCTTCCGAGGCAATAGGTTCCAGATTTCACTGACAGGGATGATTGGTGCCAACACAATTGGTGCGGCTGCTGGGAACCTCTGGATGTCAGAGGCTCCCTCGGGGTTCTGGGGTTCTTAGAGTGGTAGAGAGAGATGGATTCTGATCCGATGAACGACCAAGTGGGGACAGGCCTGCCTCTGAGTCCAGGTGGTTTTGACGTGACCGCAATCGTGCGGGGAGTCTATAGCTCAACCTGGCGGTATAGAGGATGGAGGTCCTTAGGCCCCTTAATGATGAATCTCGATGTTTAGGTGTTAGACGGCTGCGCTTGGCGTGACCTGTCTTGTGTGATGCCCCGTGGAACGGCTTGGTCAAGTTGACCTTAGATGTTGCCGACCCGGGGGATGTTTCTTCACACGGACAGGGGAGCTTATGGGCACCCGAACCCTTTACTGAGAGATTCATTGATTGGTTTACACAAACTCTTTGGTTGGAAGAGGCTCGCCCCGAGCCCTCCCTAAGAGTGTGATGGTATTATCCAAATGTTGTTTTGAATTCGTGGGGGAAGGGAAGCCCCCCACACCAAGTCCAACAAATAAACCTGGTTCCAGATTATCCCATCTGAAAAGGGTCCCACCAGCGGGAGTCAGCTTGGCATAGCTACTTCTTCAAACCTCGTTGTATGAGGAGAGAGGAAGGCCATGACTGACATTCTGGTGGAATCAGACCCAACCCATGATCCT